GATCCTCTTCCCTCAATCATCTGGTATACGAATATGCGATGCGGGACGACGGATATTACCTCGTTGGCAACTACGCCAGCAGCGCTACCGTTGGATACGCCGTATTGATGGTCCCTTTCCTGGCTTAGAGGTGATGGGGTTGGTTCCGTTTGTGTTTTCGGCTATGTCTAGCGAGATCGCATCAAACGGAGCATCAAATGGGCCATCTTCTCTCGAGTGTAAATCCGGAAGCGGCGGAGCGAATTCATCCGCCATTGGGGGCGCCGCCTTTGCCCTCCGTGGGCTCGGTGGTGCTCTATCACATGCGGCCTGGTCACGGCCGGCAGGGGCGTACGGCCTTTCCGGCTTTCGTGATGGCGCAGGAGAATGGCCGTCGGCTGTCGCTTCTGGTGATGATCGATGCCGGGGACATGATCGACGAGACCTTGGTCGAACAATACGGCGTCGGGCAGGAGCATCATGCTTGGGAGCCGATCGAGGATGGCCGCGCGGTTGCGGAGGGGCTCCGAGGCACGATCACGGCGCTGCACACGCGCGTCGGCGAGCTCGAGGCGGAGATCGCCGCGGTGTCGAAAATCGTACTGGGGGAATTTGAGCCGCCGCGAGTATCGCTTATTTCGATTCTCCAAGATTTCGAAATGCGACTGCGCGATGTGCGCGTGGCGGTCGACGGGGTGTCCGGGCCTGCGCGGGGCAAGTCCAAAAAGAAGTGAGGCGATAGATGGCTGCGGTCCGGGAAATGGTCGGCGACGTCGATTATGACGACGACGAGGGCAGTGATGAATATTTCACTGGCGAGGGCCGCGGCGATCTGCGCGACGAGGGCGATGACTGGAATAGCGAAAGCGATACGGTCGGCAAAGGGCAGGATGCGGACGACATCCAGGCGCGACCGGTCAGCAAGATGGGGCCGAAGGACGCCTTCGCCATCCTGCAGCGCTGGTGGTGGGCGGATGCTGACTATTCGGCGGAGTGGCGTCGGCACGCCACGGAGAATTTTGGGTTCGTCGCCGGCGAGCAGTTGAGCGAGGATGACAAGGCGCTTCTGGACTCGCAGCAGCGGCCGCACATCGTTTTCAACCGGTGCCTGACGATCTTGAAGGCGGTTGCCGGCATGGAGATCAACGGCCGGCACGAAATCCAGTTTTTGCCGGAAGAGAACGATGACACGATGATTTCGGAGATCCTGTCCGGAACATCGAAATGGATGGGGCAGCGGTGCGACGCGGAGGACGAGCAGTCGCAAGCGTTCCAGCAATGCGCTATCGCCGGCATCGGCGTGACGGAAGCCCGGTTCTCCTATGAGCGAAAATCGATCGGGGAATACATCGAGGAGATGTTCGATTGCCGTGAATTCGGCTGGGACCGGACGGCGCGCAAGAAGAACCTGACCGACGCGCGGCGGATGTGGCGGTGCAAGCGCATGCCGCTGTCGGACGCGATGCAGATGTTCCCGGGCAAGAACAAGCGCCAGCTTGATGCGTCCTGGGCGGACATCGGGATTTACATGGACGCGGGCCCGCGCTCGATCGAGGAAAAGCGCGTTCGGGACGGCAAGAATTCGTATCTCGATTGGGATGACACGAACGAGGTTACGATCGTCCACATGCAGTGGATAGAGCGCGAGCCCTATTATCTGGTCGCCGACGAGCAGACGAATACCAAAATGGAGCTCTCGCCGCGCGAGTATCGGCTCCTGTCGCGCCGGATGATCCTGTTGGGCATGCAGCCGCCGGAGGCTGTGCGGTTGACGCGTCAGGTCTACAAGCAGGCCTTCCTCGGCAACGAGTTGCTCGGGGAGATCGGTCCGGCGCCGCTCAAAGATCAATTCTCATGGGCTGTGATCACCGGCGAGTGGGACGCCAAGAAACGGGAGTGGTTTGGCCTTACGCGCGTGATGCGCGATCCGCAGATGTGGGCCAACAAGTTCATGTCGCAGGTGATGCACATCATGAATTCGACGGCCAAGGGCGGTATCCTGGCCGAAGTCGACGCGTTTGATGATCAGGTCGAGGCGGAGGAGAGTTACGCGCAAGCGGACGTGATCACTTGGCTGAAAACCGGCGCGCTGTCGCAGGGGCAAAAGCCGAAGATCATGGAAAAGCCTGGTCGCGGGGATGCCTCGGCCTATGTGCAGTTGCTACAATATGCGGTGTCGGCGATCAAGGACGTGACCGGCATCAATGCCGAACTGCTCGGGCAACAGGACATGCAGAATCCCGGCATTGTCGAGAACATGCGCAAACAGGCCGGCATGACGGTGCTGGCGACGCTGTTCGATTCGCTCCGTCGGTATCGGAAGATTGTCGGGCGCCAGCGGCTCTATATCATCCAGACCAGGCTCAGCGATGGGCGGATCATCCGCATCGTCGGGCAGCAGTATTCCGGCAAGGTCCAGTTGGCCAAGGACGTGACGGCCGGCGAATACGATGTCGTGGTCGACGACGCGCCGACGTCGCCGAACCAGAAAGAGGCGAATTGGGCGATCATCCAGCCGATGTTGGCGGTGTTCAAAGATCAGTTGATGGCGCAGCCGGACGTGCTGGCGATGGTGCTGGAATATTCGCCGCTGCCGTCGCAACTGGTGGCCGGCATCAAGCGGATCATCCTGGCGGCGCAGTCCGATCCGCAGAAACAGCAGGAGCAGCAGCAGATCAAGGAACTGACGCTCGCCAAATTGCTCTCCGAGGTCTCGAAAAACGACTCGGTGGCGAACTTCAACAACGCCAAGGCCGGCACCGCGACGGCGACGGCGGCCTATGATGTGGCGATCGCGCAGAACATGCAGCACGACAACGCGCTGCAGCGCGGCAAATTGCTGATCGACGCCAAGAAGGCCGATGCGGATACGGTTCTGACGCATGCCAAGGCGGCGCGCGAGGTGGCGAATATCCACCATGACGCGGCGTCTCGCTCGATCGAGGCGGTGAACGCGCGGACGAAGTACATGGAGTCGCTCGATAAGATGCACACAAACCGGGTCGGCGCGCTCGCCGGCGCGCATCACGATCTGGCCTCGGCCTTCCACAAGCGGGTGCAGGGGCATGTGCTGGCGCGGACGCCGATCGCCGATCCGAACAAGCAACCTGCGGGTGGCAAGTGAGCGATGCGGTCCGGACCTATCTGCCGTGGTTGTTGTCGGCCATTACCATTTGGATGACGTTGCTGGCCGGCAATAAGCATCCGCGGGCGTGGTTGGTCGGGCTTGGCAATCAGGCGCTTTGGCTGTTCTGGATCATCCTGGCGGGGGCGTGGGGCTTCCTGCCGATGAATTTGGCACTGTGGATGGTCTATATGCGCAATCACTGGAAATGGTCGCGGGCATGATCCGGGCTCAGGCCGCGCTGATGCGTCAGGCGCAGGAGTTTTTCCGGGCGCAACTCGTCGGCCGCTATAGTTTCGATGAGGTGAGGGTCGTCGGCGACCGCGAGGAAGTGCCGGCCGATCAGAGGCGCGAGGGCGGTATGGGGCGCTATCGCGAGTGTGTGCGGCTAGTGTTCGGGCCGTGGGAGTTATTCATCCGCTCGCCGGCCGATGAGCCACCGCTCGGGGAGGTGCTTCTGATCGATGCGGGCGATCCGGCGAGGCGTCCGGTCCTGGTATCCGGACCGCTCGACGCTGGAACTTGGATGAAGATCGGAAACTGGATAAAGTCGCCGAAGCATCAACGGAGAATTGCATCATGAGCACTCGTCATCTGGACCGCCTGATGAACCGCGCCTCGGTCGCGGTGATGGCGGCATTTGCACCCAAACCCGATACAAGCTCGGTTCCCGCATTTGCGGAGCGAATCGACGATGATGGTGGGGCGGGCGATGATGGGTCGGCTGATGGGCTCTCGGCGGCCGAGCAGGCCGAATTCGATGCCATGCGCCGCGGGGAGGCTGGCGGTGATCGAGAGGCTGGTGCAGATCGGAATGCAGGTGACGGCGATGGCGAAGGTGCGGACGCTGATGCTGATGGAATGGGTGATGCTGGCGACGATGCCGACGATCGCGACGCCGGTGAGCCGGACGCGGGTGCTGGCGACGCTCGAACGGACAAAGATGCGCAGGCCGATCCCGCCAAGCGACGGCCCAAAACAATCGCCTACGGCCGATATCAGCGCGAGCGCGCGGAGGATGCGCGGAAGCTGAAAGAGGCGACGGAGGCGCTGCAGCGCGAGAAAGAGCAGCGCGCACGCCTGGACGAGCGGACGCGGATGCTGGCGGAGGCCTTCAAGGCGCGGGATGCGGCGCCAGCGGCCGCGGAGCAGCAGCAGGAGGATCCCGATCCGGAACCGAACCGGGACGAGGATCCGATCGGCCATCTCGAATGGCGCAATCGCAAGCTCGAGGCGACGGTCAATGAATTGCGCACCGGGCAGCAGCAGCGCGAGACGCGTGAGCAGGCGCAGACTGCGGAGCAGGCGCTATTCAATGATTACACGGCCGATCTAGAGAACGCGGCGCAGGCCGATTCGTCTTATGCGGATGCCTTCGCGACGCTGCGGGATAGCCGGTTCTATGAGCTCGGCATGATCTTCGCCGGCATTGATGTCAACGACGCTGCGGAGTGCGCCAAACTCTCAACGGAGGACCAGCAGCGGCTTTCGACGGCCATCCAGCAGTCGTTCGCAAATGAGCAACTCCTCGTCGCGCGCGAGGCGAAGCGGCTGGGCAAGCGTCCGTCGGAGATCGTGATGGGGCTCGCCAAGGCGCGGGGGTTCCAAAAGAAGGCGGCTCCGGCGCCGGCGGTCGATCCTGCGGCCGATGCAGCTGCGCCGGTTCCTGTGAAGCGGGCGCCGGGCGGCAAGGTGCCGTCGGTCAAGGACGAGATCGCCAACATTCGGGAGGGGCAGGCTGCGGCGCGCTCGCTGTCGGAGGGTGGCGGCTCGCCTGGCGGTGGTCTGCCCGATCTGTCGCGGCTGGCCGACATGCCGGATGACGAGTTCGAGGCGGTCTATAACGAGATCAGGGGCAATCCCAAGGCCTCGGCGCAGTTCGATCGCAGTCTCGGCAAAGTGCCGTTGTGAGACTGCTTGTCCTCGCCGCAGTTGCGGCGGCCGTTCTCAGCGTCGACGATGCGGCCGTGCTTCTGTCGAGCTCAGCGTGCTCGGCGAAGATGGCCGATCCGCGTGGGTTCGATCCGGACTGCTTCGCGGCGGCCGCGCGGTGCTCGGTGCTGCCGTCGTCGTGGGTGTGCGATTTCCTCGGGCTTGAGACGCAGGACACGCGCCAGCGCGGTTTTGGCTATCTGCGTGGGCGCCAGTAATCCGCGCCGGACGGAATCCGGTTTAACCAGAAAGTCGCATCAGATGGTTAAGAAGCCGACACGGGCGCAGTCCCGTGAATTGTCGCAAGTCGAGAAACTGAAATCTGGCCAGATCGCGCTCGCTCGAGCGCTTCGGGCCTCCGAGATCGCGCTCGCACGTCTTGAGGGTTATGTCACGCGGGTTCGAGAGGAGGATGCTTGCGCTACAACGCAGGAGCAGCCTGAGCCCTCCACTGATGGCGTGGAAAAGCTCCGTCGTGTCTTGGGGCACAATGACACAGCGCGCGAGGCTGATGCCATTATCAACGTGCTCTCGGATGATCTGCTCGCAAAGGTGCTCGGCAAGCCTGATGGTTTGGTCGAGCCCTGGCCTGGTTCGTCCCTTTAATATCCGCGCCGGCGGTTTCCGGCATTTCAGGAGCACATCAATGAGCGATGAGAAGCACGAGGGATTGCCCGTGCACGGCTATCGGCCGCAGTCGGGCGGCGCGGTTGATCTGGTGAACGTGAACAAGGTGCTCGAGGAGCAGGTGCTGCGGCGCCTCGATGAATTGGCAACAATGATTGGCCCGGATGGCGTCGATGGTCGCTGGCTGGCGATTGGTCGGACGCGCATTGAGGAGGCGTTCATGGCAGTCAATCGGGCCGTGTTCAAGCCGGCGCGGGTGAAACTGCCGGGCGAATCCTGATCGGTAGTTTTCCGGAATTTCTAGGGTTGGGGCATGTGCCTATATTGGGCGCATGCCCTTTTTCATTGTCACCATTCTCGGCCTGATCATCGCTGGATTGATCATCCTGGCTACACCAATGCCGGGCGTGGGTTCCTGACGCTGTTGACGTAACAAAATTTCGCTGTTACGAATTGCGTCGCCAATTGGAAATGACGGCGCGGTTTCGGCCTCAAGTCATTTACCAGGTGCGGTGCCAGCACCTTAAAAACGAGCCTCGCCGCTTCGGGCGATAACCGCAGCATCCTCCGCAAAAGATTGATCCAGCCCGCTCCGCGCGGGCGTTCAAGCAGGGTGCATTATGTCCACCACGAGCTATCCGCAAAATGACGCGCTTGCCGTAAAACTTTGGGCGCGCGTTCTTGAGACGGAGGCCTTGAAGTACACGGCCATCCGCCCGCTCATCGGCACCGACGAGAATTCGGTGATCCATCTGCAAAATGCGCTGTCGAAGGGGCCGGGTGACCAGATCACCTATGGCATCGTCATGCAGCTTGCGCAGGCCGGTTTCACTGAGAACCAACTGGCCGAGGGCAACGGCGAATCCCTGACCACGTATTCCGATGCGCTCGTGATCAACGAGCTCATGGGTGTGGTCGGCGTCAAGTCGCGCCGCACGATCGATCAGCAGCGTATCCCGTGGGATCTGCGCGACACGGCCAAGGGCCGGCTGCGGGACTGGTACGCGAAGCGCTATTCGGTCGAGTTCTTCAACCAGGTGTGCGGCTACACGGTGCAGAGCGATGTCCGCTTCACCGGTCTGAATGCGGTCACGGCGCCGTCGGCGACGCGCGTCATCCGCCAGTCGGGCCGCGCCTCCGATGATCTTCTGACCAACGCGGACACCTTCACGCTCGGCCTGATCGACGCGGCGAAGGAGCTCGCGATCACGGCGACGCCGCAGATTCGTCCGATCCAGTTCAAGGGCAACTCGCCCCGCGATGGCGGCCGGTCGGATTTCAACAACACGCTTGAAGATATGTACTGCATGTATCTTCACCCGTATCAGATCACGTCGATGCGGCGGAACACGTCGACCGGCCAATGGCAGGATCTGCAGAAGGCGGCCTATATGGGCCTCCGGCAGACGCAGAATCCGATTTTCTCGGGTGCCGTCGGCATCTACAATGGCGTGATCCTGCGCTCGGCCTACGACGTGACGAACGGCGTTTCGTCCGCCGGTGCCGATGTGCCGACGGTCAAGCGCGCTGTTCTGCTCGGCGCTCAGGCCGCCATGATGGGCTTTGGTCAGGACAACGGTCCGACCAAAATCACCTGGAACGAGGAGCTTTTCGACCATAAGCGTCGGCTGGAAATCTCCGCCCTCACCATCCACGGTCTGAAAAAGACCCGTTACAACTCGGTGGACTACGGCACGGTGGTAGTGGCCACTTACGCCGCGGCCTCGACGTTCTAGCGCCAGAGCACACAGGAGAGACTCGAAATGACTACGGGTGTTCTGGGAACCAATGCGCGGCAGGATCCGCGCCAAGTCGTCAACACGTTGAAGAAGACTGTCAATTTCAACGATGTTGGCATCGCGTCGGGTGTGCCGTTCGACAATTACCTGCCGCAGAACGCTTTCATCGAAAACGTTCTAGTCGAGGTTGTGACGGTGTTCAATGCCGGTTCAACCAACGTCTTGACGGTCGGCACGAACGCGACGTCGTACAACAACATCGTGGCTGCGGCGGATGTCAACGAGGGCGCAACCGGCGTGACGCAGGTGACGCGGGCATTCGGCCGCTCGCTCACGGCCTCCGGCGACGTGCTGCCTTACGCGATGTACGCGCAAACCGGCGGCGCGGCGACCACGGGGCAGGCTATCGTCGTGATCTTCTACGAGGGCGGCTGGCTGACCTAATCAGCCTTTCGCCTTCCGGATTTGGTCAAAATTGAGGGAACCACGATGAAGAAGATTTGGACGAAACTTGTCTCTGGTCTCGCCGCGTTGCTGGTGACGGCCGGCCTGGCCTACGGCTACACGATCGTGACCGATGGTCTCGGCCTCGGCTCGACCACGGCGCCGGCGCTCACGTCCTGCGGCACCTCGCCGGCAATCACCGGTACCGATTTGGCCGGCACGGTCACGATGGGGACGGGCACGCCGACCGGTTGCGTGATCACGTTCAACACGGCCAAGAGTGCGGCGCCGCATTGCGTGGTGACGTGGATCGCGACGCCGCTGGCTTCGCAGTCCTATGCAACCTCGGCCTCGGCGATCACGCTGACGCAGACGGCGACGAGTTCGAACGTCGTTAAATATATTTGCGTCGGCCTGTAGTTCCTGGATCAATGCGGGGGAGCCGGCGGGCTCTTCCGATCCACTTCAACGAGGTCGGAAATGCTCTCGAAATTGATCAATCGTTTCGCGCCTGCTCTTGCCGCGCTGGCTCTGCTGTCCTCGTTCGCCATGGCGGTCAATCTGACCGGCACGAATTCGGCGAACGAATTCTCGGTGATGAAGGTCGGGTTCCTGCGGACGTCGACCACGGGGTCGATCACGGCATTTGCCGGCGGTGGCCAGACGAGCGCGGTAGTGCTCAACAGCGCCGTGAACATCATCACGACGGTCGGCACCGCGGCCGATAGTGTGATGCTGCCGCCGTGCAATGCCGGCATAGCTGGCGGCGTGGCGGGCTACGGCAATACCGACGGCATGCAGGTGACGGTCATCAATTCGGCGGCCTCGAACGCGGCGGCGATCTTTCCGCAGTCCGGCCAGTCGATCAACGCGCTTTCGGCCAATGCTTCGTTCTCGCTGGCGGCCGGTAAGTCGATCATCTTCACATGCAGCGCAGCCGGCTCGATCTGGTACGGCAATTTGAGTGCCGGTCTCGATGATCCGATCTGGGCGCGCCTGGCCCGTCTTGAGGGGCTGGCCGCCCTCGGTTAAGGGGGCGCAATGGCCGATTCACTCACGACGCTTTACACTCGGATCGCTTTCGAGCTCGGCGACCGGCAAGACCTTCTCTCGAATGGCGCGATCGCCAGTGCGGTGAGCACGGCGATTAATGCCTATCAGAAGGAGCGTTTTCGGTTCAACGAGAACGCGCCGCTGACTCCGTTCACTCTGACGACGGTTCCGCAGCAATACATCTATTCGGCTGCGGATGACGCGCGGATCGCGCTGCTCATGCGGATCGACTTCATCAATTACCTGCTGGGGTCGACGAACAATAGGATGGGGCGCGACGTTCCGGAGGCGCTCTATCTCGCGACGATCAACGGCACGTATGCGGGGCCGCCGGGGTTCTTCATTTACGACGGCAACCAACTGGCGATCTATCCTGCGCCTGATATCGCCTATGTGCTGACGATCGGCGGCTATCTCGCGCTTGCGGCGCCGACGGACGTCTCGGATACGAGCTCGCCCTGGACGAACGAGGCCGAGCGATTGATCCGATCGCGGGCGAAGTACGAAATCGCCAAGCACGTCACGCGCAATGATAAGATGGCGGCTGCGATGTCGCCGCATGGTGATGCGCCTGGTGAGGCGTATTATGCATTCTCCGAGCTCAAGGGGGAGGCCAATCGGGTCAAGTCGACCGGCCGCGTCAAGGCGATGCAGTTCTGAGGGATGGGATGGCCACGGTTCTCTTTCCCGATTTCGAGCCCGATCTCAGTGATATCGGCACCGATCTTTCGTCGTTGATCTCAGGCGTGGTTCCGCGGCGGGATGGTTACGGGCCATTTCAGGATTTCGTCGACTTCACTCAGGCGCTGCCGGCCGATTGCCGCGGGTTTTTCTTCGCGCGGCGTAGCGATGGATCGATCGCGGTATTCGCGGGCACCGCGACGCGGCTTTACCTGCTCGATAACACTACTTTCACATGGGGTGATGTCTCCAAGGGTGGGGCGGCCTATTCCGGCCTGACGTCGGATGCGAACTGGCGGTTTGCGCAGTTCAATGATTTCGTGTTGGCGGTGCAAGCCAATACGGTGCCGCAGAAGTACGTGTTGACGGCGGGCCCGACGTTCATCGATCTCGGCGGCTCTCCGCCGCAGTCGGCGCACATCGCGATCGTGAACCGGTTCGTGATGCTGACGGGACTCCTATCCAATGCCCGGCGGGTGCAATGGTCCGATCTCGACGGGCCGGAAACCTGGACGGCCGGTGTGGGACTGTCAGACTTCCAGGATCTGCCCGACGGCGGCTCGGCGCATCAGGTATCCGGTGGCGACGCCTATGGCGTGGTTTTCCAGGACGAGGCAATCAGGACACTGACTTATGCGCCGGGTTCGGCGGCGATTTTCCAGATCACGCGCATTTCTACGCAGGACACGCTATTTGCGCAGTATGGCGTTGTGAACGCGGGCACGCGAACGTTCTTCATCTCGGCGCAGGGGTTCAAGGTTATTGTTTCCGGCGGCGAGCCGGTGCCGATTGGAAAGGATCGGGTCGACAGATTCTTTTTCGATGATGTCGATCGCTCCAATCTACAGCTTGTGATCGCGGCGGCCGATCCGCAGGCGACGCGGGTATATTGGGCCTATAAATCGCTGGGCGGGCAGGCCGGCCTCTTCGACAAAATCCTTTGCTTCGACTGGTCGGTCGGGAAAAACGGCAAGTGGACGCTGATTCCGATGTCCGGCAAATATCTCGGCTATCTGGCCAAGCCGGGTTTGACGCTTGAGCAACTGGATTCGATCGCACCGGGCAAACTGACGGTGCTGGGCGCGGCTAACAACGGTTCTGGTGCGATCCGGTTGACGCTCGATGCGGTGTCGAACGCGCAATATCAGATCGCCGGGCAGAATTTCATTGTCGTCTATGGCGTGACGGGGACTACGGAGGCGAATGGGACCTGGAAAGTCACGATCATCGATCCGACGCATATCGACCTGATCGGGTCGACCTTCGTGCACGCTTATGTCAGTGGCGGCAATATCGGCGGGTCGTTGGATGCGCTGCCGTTCTCTCTTGATAGCATCTCGACGTCGGCGATCGCGCAGCTGGCGGCCGTTGGTCCAACAAACAAGCTCGGATTCTTCAATGGGCCGAACATTGAGGCGTTGCTCGAGACGGGCGAGCAGGACGGCGAGGGGGTGATGGCATTTGTGGATACCGTGCGGCCGGTGACGGATTGCGCGGCCGCGCTGATTTCGCTCGGGCATCGCGCGACGGCGCAGGCATCCATGACTTACACAAGTGAATCGGCGCTCAATATCTTCGGGGCGGCGAATTTCACCATCGAGGATCGGTATATCAAGGCGCGGCTACGCGCGCCGTATGGCGCTGTCTGGACCTATGCGCGCGGTGTGCAGCCGGTGGCGGATGCGGCGGGGGTGATGTGATGGCCGATATTCCGTTTGGCATGGTCGGCGGTCCTGGCGATCTTTCGCCGGATGAGCAAGCCATGTCGCCGGAGACCTATCAGGGGCCACTCGGGCAGGCGCTGGTCAAGGTGCTGCTCAACACGGCGAAAGGTGCAGTCGACACGGTGCGCGGGCCCGCGCAGCTTTCGCAGGCCAATCCCTATCCGTATGGGAGCGAGGAGTGGCACTATTATGAGGACACGCGCGAGAAGGGAGCACGGGATTGGGGTGCCGGTGCCGCGCTGAATCTGGCTGGTGCGTCGACGCCGTTCGCGCCGTCGGGAGCGGTCGGGGTGTTTGGTGGGCGCCTTGCGGCTACGGCCGATCGGGGTGCGCTGGCGAAGGCGGAGGAAATGCATGCCGCCGGCGCCGGCCGCAAGGCGATCTGGGATCAAACCGGCTGGTTTAAGGGCGGCGATGACAAGTGGCGATTTGAGATTCCCGACTATCATTCGCAGATGAATCAGAGTTGGCATGATAACGGCCTGCCGAATGGGGACATGAGCCCGATCGCTGGGCAACTCTGGCATAAGCCGCTCTATCAAGCCTATCCGGACTTGCGTCGGATTACCGGCATGACGGAAAAGACGGCTGGTGAGGGTGGGTCATATCAGCCCCGTGCGCATGGTGACGCGCGCACCTTTGGACGTGATGAGCAGATCAATATACAGGCGCCGAACGCGCCGGCCGCTCGGTCTGTCGCCCTCCATGAGGTGCAGCACGCCATCCAGGAGCGCGAGGGGTTTGCCAGTGGCGGCAGTCCCTCGATGTTCTCGCAGTCCGATGATGCGCAATTGGCGCGCTCAGCATTGTCTTATCGGCGCGAACTCGAGGGGCTGGATCCCAAACTGACGCCAAAGCAAAAGGACGAGATTATCCGCAAGCGCTATGAGGATGCTGGCGCGCCGGACTGGTTTCCATCGCAGGAGGCGCGATCTGTCGCGCACGATGTCGAAGGTAATCCAGCGGAGACGCTGCAAAAGGTGATGGAACTCTATGGCACAGATAAGAGCGTGTCGGGGTTCACGCCGCGGCAGCTTTATTATGAATTGCCCGGCGAGATCGAGGCGCGCAACGTGCAGGCGCGGCGCGACATGACGCCGGCAGAGCTCAAGGCGAAACCGCCGTGGGAGACGGCCGGCATGGATGCGCGGCCGATCATGTCGCGGCTGTTCGGTGGTGGTAGAGTTGGGTCATTGGAGGGCGCTGCAGCATCGCGAGGTCCGCAAATGTCGATTCCGCAGAAGCCGCTTACCGAAAAGCAATTTTATGACCGATACAGTCAGCATCTTGATTTGCGCGGGCGCGTTGGTGGCAATGCGGATGAGATCGCATCACGGATCGCCGCGGATGGATTCAGAAAAAGCGGGAATGTCAATACTATGCCGCCGTATCGTGGTGGCGCGCCCCGAAACATCGTTGATCAAAAACTTGCTCCGAAGGCTGGCGACACGGTTTATCTGGTCCCGAATTCGGCGACGCGCGAGATGGGTAATGGGCGCGTCATCAATGAGGGGTGGAAGCCGGAGTCGCATGAAATCCTCAAGATCGAGGAGGATTATCCGTCACTCTATCAGGCATATTTGAAATCGTTGGCGAAGGCGCAGGGCAAATAGGATGGCCATCCAACTCCTCCCGACTGAAACGGCAATCTGGCGCATCGTGCAGGCGGTGATTCAGCTTGTCGAGGGCCGACACAATGCTGCGGGCACGGTGACGCTGGCCACGGGTGCGGCGACGACGACGGTGGTCAGCCATCCAAACTGCGGCGCCGATTGCTCGCCGCAGATCACGGCGCGAAACGCGGCGGCGGCGGCGGAGATGGGGGCTGGTACAGTCTATGTGTCGGCGGTCTCAAATGGTTCGTTTACGATCACGCATAGTGCATCGGGCGCGGCGCGGACCTTTGGATATACGGTCACGGGAGGCTGATGTGGGAATTGGTCTGGCTGCGCTTCCTCCTGATGCCGTCGTCGCGATGTGGGGCGTGTTGCGCCCGATGCTCGAGCGCGGGTTCGATGCCGGCGCGTCGCTCATGCCGGACGATTTCCTCGACGACGTGAAAGCGGCAAAAGTTGTGGTGTGGTGTGCGGCGGAGCAGGAGACGGCGAACATCGTCTCGGTGGCGACGACGCGACTGGTGCCGATGCGCGGCGGCCTCGTGTGCTGGATCTGTCAATGCTCGGGTGAGCACATGGCGAATTGGCTGCATTTCATCGGCCGGCTCGAGGCCTACGCGAAGGCGGAGGGCTGTGTTAGAACGATCATCCAGGGGCGGCGCGGTTGGGAGCGCGTGCTCGGCGATGAGGGATATCGGGTTCGGACTGTGCAACTGGAAAAATCAATATGACCGATAGCACATCGACGACGCAGCAAACGCAGAGCAGCCAATCGCAGCCGTGGGCGGCGGCGTTGCCGCTGGTGAACAATCTGATTTCGAAATATGGAAATCAGAGCACTGATGTCACGGGGCAGCAGTCGACCGCGCTGGCCAATCTGAACCAAGCCACCTCCAATTTGCCGAACTTCGTGCCGCAGGCGTCGACGGCGATCAGCAATCTGTTCAACACGAACACGGCGCCGCAAGTCGGCATGTTGCAGACCGCCTATGACACGCAAAAGGCCAACCTCTCGCCGATCGCGAGCGGCAGCACGAATCCCTATGACACGCCCGGTTTCTCGGACGCGATCAAGACAGCGATCGCCGACACAACGAACGCGGTGAAGGGTGTCTATGCCGGGTCGGGGCGCGATCCGTCGGGCGCGGGTTCGTTTGCGCAGTCGCTCGGCCGCGGCATTACGCAGGGCATCTCGCCGACGATCGCGAGCCAGTTCAATGCGAACGTCGGAAACCTGATGAACGCGAATAGCGCGCTGATGTCGGGGGCGAACAATACTGCGACTGGCATCAATGCACTGAATCAGCAGGGGCTCACGAACGGCGTTGCCGGTCTGACGGCCGCCGGATCGATCCCCGGGCTGGCGACCGGCGGCGGCTTGGCGCAACTCGGCGCGGCGAATGCGGCCTATTCGCTGCCCTATGCCAATCTCTCGGCGCTGTTGCAGCCGTCGACGGCGCTGGCGGGTCTCGGCACCACCTCGTCGGGGACGTCGCAGGGCACGCAGACGTCGACGCCTTCGCTGATGAGCTCGCTGTCTCAGGGCACGCAACTCGGCGGCTCCTGGCTCAGTGGCCTTGGCTCGCTCATGGCGCTGTCGGACCGGCGCGCGAAAACCGACGTGCGCAAGGTCGGCGCGCTGCATGATGGGCAGAACGTCTATTCGTTCCGCTACAAGGGGTCGCCGAAAACCGAAATCGGCCTCATGGCGCAGGAGGTCGAGCGGCGCGACCCGGATGCGGTGCGCGAGATCGGCGGCATGAAGCATGTCGACTATGGCAGGGCGCTGGCGCCCGCGGCTCGGGTCGGCGCATTGGCGAGGGCGGCATAGATGGGCTGGCTAGAGGATGTTGTTTCTTCGCTGCAAACTGGCGGGGCGCCGTTCGCGCCGGCGCCAGCCAATCCATTCCCCGATGTGCCGAAGGTTGCAGAGACCGATCCGGCGAAAATCTGGGCTGATATCGAGGCGAAACAGGCGGCAGAGAACGAGGCGTCCGCGCGGCGGAACGCGGCCGGCCTGACGCGCAATTTCGGCGGCGGGCAGACGGCACCGTATGCGCCTTTCGGCATCCCGGACGTCAACAGCGCCGGCGTGCAATTGGCGATGGATCAGGCTCCGGCCGGCACCGGTTTTCCCGGCGCGATGCCGGCGGGGGCTCCGGATGGTTCGGCTTTCGGAACGGTGCCCAATCTCGCGCAGTTCGGCGCGACAACGGTCGGCGCTCCCGCGGCCGCGCCTGGCGCTCCTGGTGCGCCGGCCTCGCCTCCGGTGCCTCCTTCGGCCGAATTGGCTGCGAAGATCACGCGGGCGCAGGATATGGCTGCGGCTCCGCTGGTGGGGACGCCAACGGACGTCAGTTCGCAGTCTCGCGCGCCGGGTCCGGCTGGGCCTCCGGTGCCGCTGGTGCCTCCACAAGTGGCGCAACAGGCGGTTGAGCCCTCATTCATGGATCGCTTGAAGGGATTCGCGCCGGCGCTGATGGGCGCGGGGGCGGCGCTGCGCGGCGATATGTCGGTGACGCAGAACATCCTCAAGGATCGCGAGGCCAAGGCGTTGCAGGCGCAACAGGGCAACGCGACGGCGCGGTTGCTGGCCTCGAGGGGCGCCAAGCCGGCGGAGGTGCAGGCGGCAATGCTCGGCGGTCCGGAGGCGGTCAAGGCGCTGCTCGGCGAGTATCTCGGCAAGGACAAATGGAAGGTCGTGCAGACTGGTCAGGACGCGCAGGGTCGCAAGACCTTCATGCAGCAAAACGAGATGGACGGCACGCTGCGGCCGCTGCCCGGGCAGTCGGGGCCGGCTCATGATCCTGCGGCCGAGGCGGCTGCGGCCGGGAAAACTGGCGATGAGTTTCTCAGCGCCATTCCGGACGGGCAGGATCGGCAGTTGGTCCGGCAGTTGATCAATTATGACCTTGATCCCGGAAAGCTCTCGGCCAAGAACGGCAATCGTGAGCGCCTGATCGCGCTGGCGTCTCAAGCCGATCCGGATTATCGGCCATCGCTCTATGCGCCGCGCGCCGCGTCTATCAAGGAGTTCACCTCTGGCGGTCCGAATTCGCCGGCGTCGATCATCACGAACGGCAACACGGCGATTCAGCATCTCGGCCGCATGAGCGAGCTCGCGGAGAAACTCGGTGGCACGAACAAGGCCTGGATACTGAACGGCCTTGTGAATTGGGCGAACGTCAAGGCGGAGGAGCTCAAAAACAATCCTGACCTGGCGGCCTATAAGTCGGCCGAGGATCGGTTCGTGGAAGAGGCCACGAAGTTCTATCGCGGCGTGGGCGGCAACAAATCGGATATCGATCGAGCTCTCAGCATCCTGACGCCCGGGCAGTCGCCGGAGGCGCGGCGCGCGGCTATCCTCGAACAAGCCGAATTGATGCAGTCGAAGATCAACGCGCTGCAAGGCAAATATCAGAACGGCGTCGGTCCGGCCGGCTGGAAAAAGATGATGTCGGAGGCGGGGTCCGAGTTTCCGATCGTACAGAAGCATAGCGCGGAGGAATTGGAGAAGATTCGCAAGCGTGCGGCGGGTGAGACCGTGGCGCCGACGGCGGGTGCTCCGGTGAAGCCCGGCGCGTATGTGTGGGATCCGAAAACCGGAGCGCTGGTGCCGAAATGAAGAAACAGATTCCAGCGCGGGAACGATTGATTGAGTTATTTTCGTACGATCCAGCGACCGGGGTTGTGCGTAGGAAAATTGCCGCGGCTAGAATGGCGGCCGGCAGCGTCGTCGGGGACGTTACAAGTACCGGCTATCTGCGAGTGAGTGTTGATGGCTCGCGCTATCGACTCCATCGCGTCATTTGGAAAATGGTAACTGGATGCGATCCGCTCGACATCGACCATGAAGACTTGGACAAAATGAATAATAGGTGGGGCAATTTGCGAGAGGCGACGAAAGCGCAGAATTCGCAGAACACGAGCATCCGCGCCGATAATACGAGCGGTTTTAAAGGAGTTTGCTTTCACAAGCGATCCGGGAAGTGGCTGGCGCGCATATATGTGAACCGGCGGCAAACCTGTCTTGGCCTGTTTGATGATGCGGCATCTGGTCATTCGGCGTATGTGGCGGCTGCGGCGCGGTCGTTTGGTGAGTTTGCGAGGTCGTCATGACAATCGTGGTTCAAGGCCCGGACGGATCAAGCGTCGATTTCCCTGACGGCACCGATCAGGCGACGATTTCCGGTGTGATGACCAAGAATTTCGGCGGTCCGGCCGCTGATAGCGGCGTGACGGCAAACAAGGTGGCGCGCTCGGCCGCAACTGGTGTTCCGGTGGTCGGCGGGCTGCTTAATCAGGCGGAGGCCGTGACGAATGCCACATTGGCGCCAATCCTCAACCCGTTGTTCGACAAGAAAGACCGGCTCGAGGGCTCCTGGTCGGAGCGGCGGGCAAAGTCGCTGGCGCAGCAGAATGCAATGGATGAGGAGTTTGCTGCGCAGCATCCTGTCGTCGACACGGCCGCGAAGGTAGTGGGCGGCGTCGCCGGATCGCTGCCGGCGATGATGGCCGCACCGAAAGCCTTCGGCCTGACCGGCACGCTGCGCGAGATGGCGACGCGCGGGGCGGCCTCGCAGGCGGCTTTGAGCGCGGCCGACGCGACGACGCGGGGCGAGGATCCGATCCATGCGGCCGAGGTCGGCGGCGTGCTGGGCGCGGCGGCGCCGCTCGTCGGCAAGGGCGTCGGTAGGCTGGTGCAGGCGGCGCGCGATCTGCGCAGTCCACCGGTGCCGGTGGCGCAGAATGTTGAGCGGGTGGCTGGGGTCGATGTTCCCCTGACGCAGGGGCAGGTTTCGGCAGATCCTGCGGTGCAGGCGCGCGAGGAGATCATCCGGCGCGGCGCGGCGGGCGAGTCGGCGGAGGCGGTTGCCAAGGCGGCCGACGATGAGGCGCAGCGGGCGATCGGGCAGGCGCGCGAGGTGATCGGCAGCGGCCTTGATCCGACGGGCGCGAGCGCGCGCACGGCGCCGCAGGACGCTGGAGTGGCAATACAGGCCGAGTTGGCGCAGCAAGAGCAGGCACGCGCGGCCGCCGAGGCGGTGAGGGGTTCGCAGGCGCAGGTAGAGGGTGCACAACTTGCCAGCGACCTAGCGGGCGGCAGGGCTCCGGTTTCCCCGTTTGATGCGGCGGGGAATACCGGGGCCGCTGTTGCCGCGCGGCGTGACGCGGCGGTGGCGCGGACGCGGGCGGCTTATGATGCGCGGGATGCGGTGCCCGGCACGTTTGATGAGAGCGTTCCGCAGGGATTGGCGGAAGATATCCGCACGCGGCTCAACTCTGGGGACAATCCGGTTTGGGTCGATCCGACCAACGAATCGACGGCGAACAAGGCTTTGAAGCTGATCGATGAGACGATCGGCAAGAATTCCGGCATGTTCCGCAATGCGGCGTCGCTGGCGCCGGCGGACGCGGCTCCCGCGGCGGCGGTGAAGGGTGCGCCGGCAGCTGCGGCGGCGGCGGCCCCATCGGCGGAAGATGTGACGGTGGCGGCGCTTCGGGCGAAGTTTGGCGATAGCGTCGCGGACGCCTATGCGCGGCAACATGGCATTGTCGCTGCCGGCAAGTCGGCGCCGCGTAGTCTGCTCGAATTCATCGCGGCAAAAGGTGGTTTGGCGCCGCATCCGGAACTTGAGGCGATTGGTCTGAATCAAGGGCACCGGACGCAGGTACCAGGTCAGAGCGGGTTCTTTGGCACGGTTCGGAAGAATGGCGAGAACATCGACCGTATGCGGGAAGCGGCGGAAGAGGCCGGCTATTTGCGCGGCGAGCATGGCGGCACATCGACGCCAACGCAGTTCCTGGACGCGATTGACGCCGAATTGCGTGGCCAAAAGCTCTATCCGGAGGGGCATTCCGGCGCGGTGAGCAAAAAGGCGGTCGTGGCGCAGTCGGCTGCGGATCGCTCGGCGTCGGATCGGATCACGCAAGGAATTGAGGAGGATCTGCGGGCGGCTGGGCACGGCGAGCTCGGGCCGCAGATGAAAGAGCGTGCCATTGCGCTGATGCGCGACGAGGGCATGGCGGCCGATGATGCGGTCGAGACGGCGTTTCGGCAGCTTGAGCACGAGGATGCGATCGCAGCGGAGCGCGCGGCCAGCGATTTCCCGGGCGATCGACCGCTGCTCTCGCCGGCGCAGCAGGCTGCGGCTAAGCCGGTCGACTTGCGCACGATGGACGAGGCGCGCAAGCGGCTGGTCACGATGTACGGCGATGCCAAATCGGCAGCGATCCGCTCCGGCGACAAGTCGGACATGCGGGCGATGGCGAAAATCCTCCATGAGTTCGACAACTCGATCGAGGATGCGATCAAGGGCGGCAAGTTCTCGGGCGACGCGGAGCTCGCGCAGCGGCTGCAATCGGAGGCGCGCGCGGCGCATGCGGAATACCGACAGACCTTCTCGAGCCGCGGTCCTGGCGACGAGGTCGGCCGCGCGGTCGAGAAGATCCTCGGGCGCTACTCCGACAATGCGGCGACGCCAGAAGATATCCTGAAACTGGCCTATGGGCCGGAAAGCCGGCCCGGCACCGGCAACTCGGTCAAGGTGGCGCTGCGGCTGCGGAACATCCTCGGCGAGAATTCGCCGGAATGGGCGCAGTGGAAACAGGGCCTGTTCCACTATGTCGACGACGCGTCCCTCGATCCGATCAAGCGCGCGACGCGGATTGACGAATTCCTGCACAGCAGCCTCGGCCGCAGCAGCGCGCTTTCGGCAACGGAGCGGGGGCAGATGTCGCGTTATGCGCAGTCGCTGCGGACCACGGCCCCGCGCGCGGCGCCGGCGAATGATGTCGAGCGGTCAATTGCGCGCATCTCGGGTGCCGATGGGCATCCGCCGGCCTCGCCTGGGGAGGTCGTTGACATGCTCTATTCGCGCTCCGGGAAGGGTGACAAGGGATTTTCGCAACGTCTGGCGCTCGCGCTCAAGGGGCGACTGTCGCCGGAAGGGTGGACGTCGGTGCGGCAGGGCATGTGGGAGAAGTTGACGAATGCGGGCGAGGGCAAAACCGAGCTCGGGCCGCAGGCGCTGGCGCAGCGCATCTCCGAATTTCTGAACGAAAGCGGGCGGCCGCTGGCGCGGGTGCTGTTCACGGATGCGGAACAGGCCGAAATGCGCAAGCTGGCGGGTGTCTACCGCCGGATGGTGCCGCTCAAGGGCGTGACGAATCCGTCCGGCACCGCACCGATGCTGGCCAAGATCGCCAAGAAGGCCTCGAGCCATGTCGGCGCAATGATCGGTCTGGGGGCGCATGGTCTGCCTGGCGCGCTCGCTGGTGAGGCGCTGCAGCGCGGTCTCGGCGCCGCTCGGGAGGCGCGTGCGGGCAAGGAAGCGGTGAATCTGTTCTATGGGCAGCAGCCGAAACGGGTGGCGCGGGTCAATCGCGCGCCGATCCTGCTCCGGAATGCGGTGCCAGCGTCGCAACAGTGATCTTGTGCGCTGTGTAGAGGCAGCATGCTATAGTGGAGATAGCGGCGAAGTGACCACCGTAAGTAACGATCGCCATAGCAATTAGTTTGAGGGCCAGCATGACGAAGAAGAAGAGTGGCAAAAGCAAAGTGCGCGGCACGCGGCCATCCTTCGCTGTGGTGCGGGAGCTTTTCGATTATAGCATCGTTTCTGGCGCACTTTATCGACGTAAATCGATCGGCGGTCAATTTGCGGGTGAGCGGGCCGGATTTGAATATCGTGGGTATCGGTTTGTTAGTGTAGGTAATCGGATATTTCAGGAATCTCAGATTATTTGGCTCTGGGTTACTAGTGAATGGCCGTCGAGTATTGTCGAGCATGCTGATGTAGTTGGCGCCAACAATGCGTGGTTAAACCTTCGGCTGGCGACGCGCTCTCAAAATAGAGCAAATACTAGAGCTCAGAAAAATAATGCTCTGCATACCAAGGGGGTGATTTTTCGGTACGGGAGATATCGCGCATCCATCTGTAAAGATGGTGTGCGTTATTATCTGGGTGGGTTCGTCTCAGTTGAGGCTGCGCAGGTGGCTTATGCAGAAAAAGCAGCCGAATTGTTCGGTGCTTTTGCGAGGGCGGCATAATGGCAAGTATGTCGCCGGAATTGGCGCAGGCCATCATCACGTCATCGAAGCGACTTGGGATCGATCCCGTCGATCTCGGCACGGCTATTTCCTATGAAACGGGATCGAAATTTGATCCCGGCTTGTGGGGAGGCAAAAACAACAATTATCTAGGCCTCATCCAATTCGGTCCCGAGGAACGGGCAAAATATGGCGTGAAGCCCGGGCAGTCGGCGGTCGAGCAGATGGGGGCGGTCGAGAACTTCCTGCGCGATCGCGGTGTCAGGCCTGGCATGGGCATGATGGATATCTATTCGACCATCAACGCCGGATCGCCGGGCCTCTACAATCGCAGCGACACGGCGAATGGCGGCGCACCGGGCACGGTGGCCGATAAGGTCAACACTCAAATGGCGGAGCATAGGCGCAACGTGGTCGGATATCTCAACGGTGGGGCGCCGACACAGCCCGTTCCGCAAGATCCCACAAGCCCGATCGATCCGACTGTGACGGGGGCGGCTGCGGCCTCGGCGCCGCTGTCTCTGACGGCGCCGGTTGGCGCGCTGGCTCCGCCGACCACGGCGAGCATCCTGCAGACTGCCGGCAAGCAATTCCAGGGCATGCCCGGCGGTCAGGGTGGCGGGCAGGGGGCTCCGCAGCCGCCGGCTCAGCCGCAGTTCATGCAGTTGCAGCCGATTCAGATGGCGCAGGCCAATCCGCAGGCGCAGGCCATGGCAGCGCAGGTGGCCAAGCTCTACGGTTACGGTTAGGAGATTCGAAATGCGCAGATTCCCTCGGCTTGTTGAGTTTCTCGTTCTGGCGACGCTGGCGATCGGCGGTGCACCGGCGGCGGCGGCAATCTGGAACTGGTCGACGACTCCAGCGACAAACGCAACGGCCGATCCCACGATCAATTGGGCGGAGGGCATGTCGCCCTCGTCGGTGAATGATAGCGCGCGCGCCATGATGGCGGCGGTGGCGGCCTGGCGGAACGATATTTCGGGCGTCAACACCACGGCGGGGACGTCGACAGCGTACACGTTGACGACTTCCGAGGGCCTCAATACGACGCCGGTCACAGGAACGATGGTGGCGTTTTTCGCTCATGCGACGAGCGGGACGAGCGCGACATTGACGGCGGACAGTGGCAACACCTATGCAATTCAATTGAACGGCGTCGCGGCGCCGGCTGGGACGCTGGTCGCGGGGACGCCGTATAGGGTTAGCTTTACCGGCTCGGCGTGGGCACTTGAGGGCGGCTATGGCAATCCGTACAACGTCGCGCTCGGTGGGTTGATGCCGTCGACGGCGCCGGCGCCGCCGAATAGCTCTTTCATTGTTCCGGCGGGGCAATGCATCTCGACGTCGACCTATGCGAGTTATTGGGCGCTGATGGGCTCGCCGGCGAGCGGTTCTTGTCCTGGTGGGCAGTTTGCAGTGATCGACATGCGGGGGCGCGTTCCTGTGCTTCTGGATCAGCCCAGCGGGTTCACGGCGGCCAATCGCCTGACAAACTCGGCAACTGGCTGCGGCACGTCAATGACGTCGGTTGGGGCGGCATGTGCCAACGGCAGCGAAAGCCACACGCTTTCGGCCGCTGAAATGCCGGCCCACAACCACGGAATAAATGATCCCGGCCATGGCCATCCCGGATCATTCGGCCGTGTACAAGGTAACGCCGGCGCCGATGTCACCACCACAGCCGAACTTGGGAAAAACAATGGCGCCCCAGCAGACACTCAAGTCCTGACTATTGCGAACAATACGACCGGGATTTCGACTCAGGGGGCTGGCGGTGGCGGCGCGCATGCGATTGTGCAGCCGACGATCGGCATCAATTATTATCTGCGGGTGCTCTGATGTCTGTTGTTCGCACGGATTTACGGGATACGCGTCCTTCGGCGCGGGAAATCACATATTCGCCGGTGGCGCCTCTGACTGCGCGCAATGTGCAAAATGCGATCGAGCAGGTGCAGGCCGAGATCGTGGCCAATGCGCTCAAGCCACCGGCAATTGTCCCGACGCTCGTCAATTTTGCGATGTCGCCCTACACGGTGTTGGCGACCGATTATCTTCTCCTGGTGGACACGGCGGGCGGCGCGATCACGATCAACATGATGGCGGCGAGTGCGCGCAGCAATCTGCCGATCGAGGTGAAGGATTCGACCGGGCACGCGCAGGCCAACCCGATTAGCGTTGTGCGTAATGGCGCCGATACGATCGATGGGCTGACGACGTATCCGATTGCCAGCGATTTCGACGCCAAGACGTTCAAGCCCGAAACTGGTGGTTATGCGGTGATCTGATGAAAATGCTTAGGGTTCTGGCCGCGCTGGCGGCTTTCTTGTTGCCGGCGGCAGCGTTCGGGCAAGCGATGGTCGGCTCCGGACAGGTGTGGGGCAATTCAACCGCGACGCGGGCGCCGGCCAAGTCGGAGACGGTGACGGCGATCCTGGATCGCGCTCTCGGATCGACGCGGGGCGCGCTGATCGAGCGCGGGGCGAGCGCGTGGGGTCTGATTTTGCCCGGCACCGCGGGCCTGGCCCTGGTCTCGGGCGGTGCCGGCGGCGATCCGTCCTATGCGATCCTCGGGCTGTCCGGCGGCGGCTGCAATGCGGCGCTGACCGCTTCCAATGGCGGCGTCCTCTATTCGACGGCGTCGGCCTGCGCGATTTTGGCCGGCACTGCGAACGCGTCGCGGCCTCTGCTCTCGGGCTCGAGCGCGGCGCCATCCTGGGCGGCGTTCTCGCTGCCTGGCTCGGTGACGTCGGGCGGCATTCCGTACTTCTCGAGCACCTCGGCAATGGCGTCCTCCGCCGCGCTGACCGCGAACGCGCTGGTGCTCGGCGGCGGCGCCGGCGCGGCACCCTCGACGCCGGTTGGGCTCGGCACGACGACGACGGTTCTCCACGGCAACGCAGCTGGGGCGCCGTCCTTCGCCGCGGTCTCGAATAGCGATCTGTCGACGGGCGCAGCCAATACCGTCAAGGGCTCGGTCAATGGCACCACCACCACGGATCTTGCGGTCGCATCGTGCTCGGCGCTCTACTCTTTCACCCAATGGGTGACAGGCACCGGTTGGCAGTGCGGGTTTATCCCGGTGCTGCCCTCGCGCGCGACAGCCGCGACGCTGAACCTGTCGGCCTTCTCGGCGGTGCAGACGCAGGGCTATGCGTCGCCTGGCGACGGCGGCGGCGCGATGTTCCAAAAACTCGCTGGCGGCGTGCAGTTTCGGGACACGAACATTTCGTCGGCCGTCCTGGTCGGCGGCTCCGGCTATACGAACGGAAACTATTTTACGGTCCCGCTGACCGGTGGAAGCGGCGCTAACTGTTTTGCTTTTGTCGCAGTTTCGGGCGGTGCGGTGACTTCGGTGAGCCGCGGCGCACCATGCACGAACTACAAAAGCGGCGATGTCCTGACCACGCCAAATAGCTTCATTGGCGGTACTGGCTCGGGGTTTACCTGGACGGTCAATGGTCTGACGACTCCATCCGGAAGTTTCACGGATACGGGTTCGAACAAGTGGCAGATCACAACCGATTCCGGGAACTACTTCAATGTGAAGCAGTTCGGCGCGAAGGCCGATTGGGTGCTCGGCGTCAACGATGCTGGTGCAACGAACAATCAGTCGGCGTTCTTGAACGCTTTCTATGCGGCATATCAGAACGATAGTCATTCGCCCGGCAATGGCTCAACGACCGGCGCGAAGATCATTGTTACGCCTGGAAATTTCATGGTCTGCGGTGGCCTGAATGTTCCTATGGGTGTTTGGCTGTCCGGACAGGGCGTAGTCTCGACCATGCTCAAGCGCTGCAAGGCCGACACGACTGGCATCAACTTCATCACGCTTTGCGATATCACCTATCATATCGGGCAGTTTGGTTGTCGCATCAGCGACATGACGCTTTTCTCGGACAATGTGAACGTCACGACGACTGACGCGATGGTTTATTCCGAGAATGGGCAGCAGCAGACTCTCGTCGAAAATGTGCTCATCCAGCCTACGGGCGAGGGCTGTTTCCGCTACAATACCGGCTGGGGTGGCGCGGCAAATGCTCTCCTCAACAATATCGATTGCGAGCTCAACCAGGGATCGACGGCGACGGCGATGGTGTTCAACGCATCGTCAACTCACTTCGGCTTGCGGGAATCGACAATTGGCTGCGGTGGTACGGGGTGTCCGAGTGCCACGGCTATCGCCATTAACTCCGGCCGCATGGTCGTCAATACGCTGGACGTGGAGCAGTTCGGCACCGGTCTCTTGATGAACAACGCGACGGCCGGCAATACCTCGATCTATCAAAATGTGCAGCAGAACAGCAACAGTTGCACGCAAGCGATCACACTCTCCGGCACGAACATTCCTAGCAATACGGTATTTCTGAACGTGGCGACGGGTTGCCCAAAGACGATCCTGAACGGGCAGACCGGCGGCACCGACTACACCGGAACTATTCGAGGGGCTCTGATGTGCCCGGGTATTGCCGGAGGCGGCACATGCAGCGGAGAGATCCCGTGATCAGGGTTTCGCTTGGGTTGCTGGCGGCGGTCGTGACGTTCATTGCCGCCACGATTTTTGTGGGCTGGATCATGGCATTCCGGAATCCGCCGGCAATGTTCGTCGATGCGTTTTACTGGATGGCCCTTGGCCATGTTGTATTCGCGCTGACTCGCCTGACGCCGGCGCGGCTTGTATTTGCGTGCTCGATCTTTTGTTTTATCGGCCTGGTCGCGGGATCGGGCGTTTTCACCTGAAAGGATGGGCTATGCCCTCGATCGCATCATTGACTGAAAATCGCATCTTCCGCCTCGGCTCGAGCGGAGCGGAGGTGCAGGCCATTCAAAAGGCGCTGGCGAAGCTCGGCTATCCGCTCGGTGGTAGCGGTTGGTTCGGGCCGGCGACCGATGCCGCAGTCGAGGCGTTCCAGCGGCGGGCCGGCCTCGATGTCGATGGCGAGGTCGGCACCTCGACGGCGCGCGCGATCGATGCGGCCCTCGCGGCGCCGCGCTCGGCGCCTGGCGCGCCGGTGGTGCAGGAGGTGGCGCGGCCGCTGTGGCTGCAGGCGGGCCTCAAGCTGATCAACACGCACGAGGGCCCGGGCTCCAAGAACAATCCGGTCATCATCGATTGGGCGAAGGAGGAGGGCGGCGCGATCGCGAGGGATTACACGGCCGATGTGATCCCGTGGTGCGCGCTGTTCGCGAATCACTGCCTGACGGCGGCGGGGGTTAAGGGCACCGGTACGCTATGGGCGCTCGACTTCGCCGGTAACTGGCCGTCGATCCGCCTTGCGGGGCCGGCGGTCGGTGCATTCGCACCCATGGTTCGGCAGGGCGGCGGCCATATCATCCAGGTGGTGGGCCGGGACCAGCATGGGAACGTGATGGGGCTTGGGGGGAATCAGTCGGATCAGGTCTCGATCATTCCTTTCCCGGTCTTGAGGCTGAACAAAGGTTTCTGGTGGCCGAAATCGGTGCCGGTGCCTGCCGCGATTGGCTTCGACAAGCTGCCACTTGTGCGCTCGGACGGGAAGATTTCGACAAAAGAGGCGTAATCGCGTAAGAGGTTCCAGCGGCATCATAGGGATTGAGGGAAATGGCTTTTTCAACCGAGACTGTTGGGCGGCTCCTGGCATCGGGCCGCAACTATGCAAGCACGATTGTCGGGTTCATTGGAGGCGTCGGGCTGATGTCGGCGTCGCAGTCCAAGGGGCTGAGCGACGCCTTTGGCGAGATGTTCAACGGGCTGAGCATGGTCTTTCATGGCGCGACGTCGGCATGGCAGATCATTGTCGTGGCGTTTCCGATCGTCGGCGTGGTGATGGCCAAGATGGCGTCAAATAGCGCCAAGGTCACAAGTCAGGCAGCTGCGGTGCAGGCTGCGGTCAAGGATCCGAATACGGCGGTCGCGATCGAAGCCAAGGCCTCGATCTTGGACGCGGCCGCGAATGCGGCGCCGCTCGCGAAGCCGATCGAGGTTAAGGACGAGGTTTTGGCCACTCTCGTTCCGTCTGAAAAGGTTGTGGCCGTCAAATAGGAGCATCGCATCATGAGGAAAGTATTTGCCGCGGCGTGCCTAGCATTGGCGCTAGGCGGCTGCGCGCAGTTGCAGGCGCTGGGGACGGCCGTCAAGCTCGGCACGGCCTCGGTTTCCAATCCGGTCACGCCGGCGCGTGAGGCGCAGATCGAGGCCGGGTTCGACGCGGCGCTGCAGTTGCTGCTCGCCTATCGTCGGGCCTGCATCGCCGGCACCGCCGATGTGCACTGCCGCGACAATATCGCGAAGATTCAGCCGTACACGAAACAGGCCAAAGTGCTGATAGGTCAATTGCGGCACTTCGCCGATAGCAACGACCAGGTGAACGCGGTCGTTGTTTTCAACCAGCTTTCTGCGCTCTATAGCGACATGAAAGCCACGGCGGCGATCGCCGGCGTGAACGTGGGAGAACTGCCTTGAACGCGGATGAAATCCTGAAACTGGTCGGCCTGGCTGTATCGGCATTGCCGGCACTCGTCGAGGCCGGCATCAACATTGCGGACCGGGTTTCCAAGATCAAGGAGCTCGCGGATGCTGGCGCAAATGCGACGCCGGAGCAGATCAAGACTGTTCGCGATCAGCTGGATGCCGATCTCGACGAATTTGACGCTCCGATCTGAGCGGCTTTGATGCTGCCGGAATGGTTGGAGAAGCTCGCCACGGCCGGCCCGGCGTTTATTTTCGCGGTGATGTGGTGGCTCGAACGGACTGAAAGACGACAGGAGCGCGAGGAGCATAAGACGGTTTCTCGCGACATGATTCAAGCCATGGTGAAAACGGAGAACACCCTGGCGACGCTCGGTAATGTGTTCGTCAGCAGGCCAAACTAAATGAATCTCCTTGGACGGATCGCGATGCTGTTCAAGCGGCGGACACCAGATCCCGACACGATGATCGCTCGGGAATTGGCCCATCGAATCAGCGTGCGCGCCGATGAGTTGACGAAGCAATTCCAGATATACCAGCGATCTCGAGACCCGTTTGCGGCGATGATGGCCGATATCTATAATCGCGATCAGTTGTCGCGACTTCATCGCGGTTTGAGCAAATGACTGGTGCCGATATTCTTGAGGTTGGGAATGGCGTTTGGGCGATCCTGGCGGCGTGGCTCACCGTCTTCATGGTGTTTCACGTCCTGATTATTCGGGTGCAGCGCAAGATCCGCTGGGGAGCGCTTCTGTTCAATTTCCGGCTGCCGCTGAGTGTGCAGATGGCGCTCGGCACTTTGGCTGTTGCATTCGGGGTGTTCCTCACCCGATTCGTTCTCTGGCTGATTCGCTTTGAGAGTCATGGCGAGGTCTATGTCGGGACTCCGCACAGTTTCGTCTATGGGATCGGGGTGGCGATCGGCGTCGTCGGCTTCCTCTGCATGCTGCGAACGGTTTCGCAGCCGACGTTTGGCTATTGGCCGTGGATTGGCGCGCTCGCAAGCGCCGGAATTTATATTCTCTGGTGGGCGGTGCGGCTTATCTAGGCGCTAACTGTTTAAGTGCTGCGGATAGTTTGCCAATGCTGGCCCGGCACGTAGCGCAAGACCTTCACGGCGAAACGGTTGCCGTAATGGTCGTTCCGCCAGTCGTCGTCCCATCCAACCTGCTGCTTTGGCGCTGGCTTGGTGGATGGCATGTCGTCTTCCTCGCCATTGGTTTCGTCGATGGCGTGACGGTGCGTCATCGGGGCTTCGCAGAATGGGCATTTGGACACATTCTCAGTCCAGCAATCCACACGGGTATAGTGCCCAGCGGCGCAAAGATACTCTTCTGATCCCTCGTAGGACATTGATGCTTCCTCTGCTTGTGGCACCGGGCGGCCTCACCCGCTCGTTTAAGGACTAACCGGAGGCGGATTTCTAACCCGCTTCACGCTGCCCCCCGATCATTATCTGCTCATGAACTGCGGGTAGGCGTTAGCTCTTCAAGGACGTTG